CCGACTAAATTAGCATTTCCATCAGTAATTTCTAATATATCACCCTCTTGAGCATCAACAGCAAAATCACCACCAGCAGATCCAAATTCATTTACAACAGCCCCAACTTGTGTTACCCCATCTGTCAGAGTAGTTTGCTGGACAGAATAAGCATCATCATCAACATGAGTTTCAGTGTACCCATCACCTGTTGCTCTTCCCACTGACCATGATCCAATGAACTGGCCAACACCGCCAAATTTTAAAACATCAGTAGGGCTGATAATTTTAGTACCTTTGTAATAAGCCACAACATGTTTAATAGTTAATTGTGCTGTCTTGTTTGTGTCAGCAGATAATTTTCTTAGAGTAATTTTAAATTTCAATGCTGGTATATTAGGAGATCCTGAAACCAATAAGGCTGTAGGTTGTATTATTCTATCATAATCTGTATTGCCGGATAATTCTGATTGAGTATATGTTTGTATTACTGATAATACTGGCGGATTTACTTGCTGAACAAGTACGCTGAAATCAGCATCACCAGCACCAGCACCACCATAACCGCACCAAGCATATAATCCACAATAGACTTCCTGATCAGAACTAAATGAGTCAATAGAATTCTGGATGTAAATTATTACATAACATTCATCCCCAGCCCCAGATCCGGCAGAAATATTTAATTTTCCACCTACATCATCCCAATCCACCATTAAATCTTCATTGGTAACTGATGTATTTGGATCAGCATTTGTGGTAACAGTATAATCTTTAATACAGGAAATATTCATTTCACAATTAGTGACTTTGCCGGCAGTATTATCCACACCCAATTCTATTATAGATCCTTCAATATCATCATATCTAGCCATTTTTAAACCATCGGCAGTAGCATTAGAAAGTCTCATTGGAAAGTCGGATGTTTCAAATATTATATCAATATTTCTTACTGAATTTACTGTGTCATAAGATCCTAATTGGTTGATACTAGCAAGAAAATATCTTTTATCATCAGCAACTCCTTCACCTAAATATAATAATTTAGGTACAGGGATCTTGTCATCAGTAGGGTCAAATGGTAGCATTCCAGTACCAGATCTGCTATCCCATAGAGATCCGACTATGTAATCACCAAACACTACAGCTTTGATTTTCCCTGCTGTAGTATCATTTATCTTAGACACCATTGCTGTTAAAACATCAAATCCAATCACATCACCAATTTGTGTATCAGAAAATAGATCTTTAGACTTAGCATTTATTTCAACAGAATGGATATCAACAGAAGGTGAATCATCAACTTGCCCTTGAAAAATCTGAAATCTATCACTAGCATTTAATTGTGCTGATCCATCATCGAAAATCAACCAGCATCTTATTGGTGTAGATTCTGGTTTTGGAAACAAAGTGGATCTGTAAAAATTAGAGAATAAATCATGATTATCTATTCCAAAGGAAATATCATTGACAATTCTCAATCCCCCTTCACGCTTAGAATTATAAGCAAATGCTGGTGGTGAAACAATTTCATCTTTATAATCTCTGTGGATTGAGAAAGTCATAGCCCCATCAGTTGCTGTCCATGTCCCTGAAATGACTAAAGTAGTTTCATTTGTAACACTATCAACAACATAAGTCCCATCATTAGATCCTCCGGTAATTACAACATCATCCCCAGCAGATACTTGATTTGTTACAAAAGTAGATCCAGCTGAAACTAACACAGACAATGATATTGTCCCAGCCCCATCAGTGCCAGATTCAACATCCTTGATAGTCACAGCAGATCCTAGGCAGAAATTTTCTTCAATGTAGGGAAAGTCAATTAAAAGCCTTGGTTTGGCACCAGCACGCCAAGCATATTTGGCAAGATGAGCGGATATAGGTTTGGCCATTATGTAGGTTCAGTTCTTAAGGTGAATGAGACATTTCTAAATAGGCCTGCAGAGATAGGGAATTGAAGTGTTCCAGCATCCCATAATGTTACTGTTCTGGCTACTGATAATTCATCTGTCCATGTAAATGGATTTGCTTGCCAATCTATGAGGGCATTGCTAAAAAAAGCAACTAATAAATCATGATCAGCTTTTGTAATTCTGTTAAGTTTTATTGACCACTTTTCTAAAGTATCACCCAATGAATGCGTTTTCTTAGATCTTCCACCAGAAAGTCCTGTAATTTGATTTGGCTCATATTCATGTTGCATTGGCAGGGCATTCCCTTTGGCAAATGTATAGGTTGTTACTGTGGCTTTTGTAAAGGTTGCTAGTGCCATTACATTGTACTCAAATTAGAATTTACACCACTATCAGATTCCACTTTTACCATTCCACTTTTTACAGCACCTTTCAATCCATTATTAAATGCTCTAGGGTTGCTCATAAATAACCTTTCTAGTGACTTTGCATCCACAGCACTGATATTTGTATTATATACATCTCCACCTCCTGATTGTACCACAGGATCTTGAAGTCTTTGGGCAAATTCTGATACTCCTCCTTGTCTTGTAACTGTAGGAGCATCCACAACAAACTCTCCTCTTTTCAATATGGCAGGAACATCATCACTGGCTCCACCACCACCTAAAACAGCACCACCACCAATGAACTTTTGCGCTCTGATAGTTGCTACTTGGATGGCTCCAATAGTTGCTACTAGGCCTGCCTTGACTAAATTTGGCAAGGCCTTAATGACTCCCAAGGCAGTATTGGCTAGTGCTTCAGCAATTAAGAATGGTTTTTGTTTCTTTCGTGCTTTGGCTCTGTCCTTATCAGCTTTCTTATTTATTGCCTCAATTTTATCAGCTTTCTGTTTCTCAAGTTGTGCCTGCCTTTCCAGCATCTCCTCATCAGATAAATTTTGTCTGGCTAGTATCTCCTGACCGGCATTAAACTCCTCTTCAGCAAGTCTAATTTTTTCAGCAGTAGCACCATCGATCTCAGCCATCTCCTTACCCAGCAGGGCAGATCCTAAACCGCCAAGCATTTGCACATTTTGTAATGTACTTCCGAATGTTGCCGTGAGACTCTCTGATACAGATGTGCCCCAAGCATTTATTTTATCCTGTAAATTTATAAATGATGATTCTGTACTCTTCTCAAATTCTTTCACTGGTTGTGGTTTAAATGCTAAATGAAGTCTTTGATCAATCTCTGCTGATGCCTCTTTTATTGTTCCCCCAACTAGATCAAATGTTTCCTTATTTGAATCAACTATGGCCTTGTTCCCATCGGCAACAGTTTGTGGAATTACATCAGTGTAAGTCTTATCTATAATCTGTGCTATCTGTTCCATAGCAATTTTCACTTGCCCCACAAATCCTTCATTAAATGAGGATAAATCGCCAGCAACATCTACATCAGCAGTGAATTTGAAATCTCCAAAGGCCTGTTCCAAATTTGATATCCCTGTTATAGATCCCTTTTTAACTCCATCCATAATAATGCCAGCCATCAGAGCATTAATGCCAGCATCTTCAAACATTTTAAATAATTCTTTGGATGCTTTCCCATCTTTTAAATTGGCACTGATAACCTCATTCAGCTTTCCAAATTCTTTTCCACCACTATTTACAAATTCTTCAGCAACATCTCTGCCAAAAATATTAGCAAACTTCAATGCATTATTCCTTTGCTCTCCACCAAATAATATATTCTTAAAATCAATATCAAATGATTCCATACCGATCTTAAATGCTACCACAGCAGATTTTCCAGCAATTTTAAATATCTGGGAAATCAATGGTGGTAATAATGATAATGAAACTTTTACTATATCTTTTACAGCTTGAAAAATTACACTTATATTTTTAAGGATCTCCTTGCCAACTACATCCCAGCCAATTTTCCCTAATCTTTCCATTTCATTATTTATTTTATCAATATCATCAGAAATGGCCTTTATGATCACATCACCTAGTGTGATAAGTATAGATATTACATTCTGTTTCATCCTAGCAAACTTGACATTTATAGAATCCAACATAATAGCAAAGGCCTTGTCTGTTGCACCGGCTGAATTTGCCATACCTTCTAGGCTCTCAGCGAGTTTTGTTGCTCCAGTGGTAGTAAGTGGGAGAACAGCCTGTAAAGACCTTATATTGCTGAATAATTGGGTAAATGTCTTGCCACTTTTTATCGATGCTTCCTTGACTTTGTTCAATGTGAACGCTAGGCCTTTTGTTTTCAATGTCAATTCTGAATTTTTTACACCTACGCTGTCCAGTGCCTTGGCCAGATCCTCTGATGGCTTTTGTAATTCTACAATCAATGCTCTGATGGCTGTCATTGCCTCTTCTGTTTTCTGTCCTTGGGATGTTAATGTTGCTAGAGATGCCCCGACTTCATTCAGGGATACACCAGCAGGAGATGCAATTGAAACTAATCTACCAAATGAGCCGGATATTTCACCAATTGTTGTTTTACCTAATCTAACAATCGTGAATAATTTATCTGTAACTTTTACTGATTCTTCAGCAGATTTATTATAAGCATTCAATGTAGTGGTAAGCAGATCTGCTGACTTATCAACACTGGTAACACCACCAACAGCCAATTTGGCTGAAGCATTTAATACTTGTGCTGATTCAGCAATCTTGAAAAAACCAGCAGAGACAATATCATATCTTGCCTTGACTAATGGCTGTAAGCCCTGCCCTGTGGCACTGGCTAGTCCTCTCAATTCCTTAGACATATTCTTGATAGTGTTCTCAGTAACATCATCCATCAAGGTAGTAACTTCCAATAGTCCTTTTTGTAAATCACCAGCCAATTTAGTAGATAGTAAACCAACCCCAATTGTTAATAATGCTAGATTTTTTGTTGACTTCACTGCTGATGATCCAATTTTCTGAATTCCGTGAGTTACAGCGGTGAATGCTTTCCGTGATTTATTATCAGCAATGATTGATATTTTTACAGCCATCTATCCAGTACCATTTACTATAGAATTATGAATAATAGTGATTTTATTCACCAACCTCAATAATACATCCTGATCAATTGGATCTGGATGGAGCATATAAATTGCATCTTGCATCATTTGTAAAGTGGGAATTCTTGTTTCATAATTCTTTCCTGCTCTAGTAAATTTATATGATTGTGTTGGAGATAATTTATGTGTAAGATCGCAAACATCAAAGGCAAATGAATTATCCACAGAAAGGTTGAGTGGAACATCTTGGATAACAGCACAATAATGATCTTCAACTTTAATAGTTCCAATGCCTTGCCCTTTCTTGTTTTGCCTCAACACTTCATATCGTGATTGAAATGTTTGTTTGCTCTTATCACAACTCGGAATTCTTTTTGTCTCACTACATTGAAGCCTACATTCTGAACAATAATTCCGGCCTACACCGAATGTGGCTGTTATCTCAACATAGTCTATTAATTTTTTAAGTCTGTACCCTTATCTACTGATTCAATTGATGTATCAAATTGTAGTCCAAATAGTGGAATTAATATATCCATTGTGAAAGCAATTTTAATATCAGATGGAAACATCTTACCAAATTCATCTTTGGTGAATTCAAATACAGCACCATCATCATCACAAATATTATTCCAGCCAATTATATACCCTTCACAGAATTCAAAAGCCAATCCCAATTGTTCATCTTCCGTGAATTCTATTTTACCATTTTTGACCCATGTCCTTGCAATGTTTATGACTTCCCTGTCACCTGGTTTTCTGTACTTTAATGAGCATGATTCCAGTGGCTCTAGGATCTTCTTAATTTCAGCAATATAAAAAGACTCTTTGTCAATTAGAATATTCTGCTTGCTCGATATTGCTTCTGGAACATCACCTTCCAACCCAGCAATCTTTTTATTGAGATTAATCAATTCAGTTTGCAATAAAGATAATTTATCACCTTCACTTTTAATCTCATTTTTGTAAATAAGGTGCTTGGGAATATCCCATGTATGCTCTTTGGTTGATCTGGTTATTTGTAATGACATCTTAGTGCCTTTCTGTTATTAGTTGTGACTGATCTTTTCAATGAGATCACTTTTAGTATCTCCTGAATTGTATGGAATTTTTTCATCATCCATCCAATCTTTAATATCTGCCTTCACCCAACTATCATCAGGAAATTCTTTTTCAATTTCATTGATAACTTTATTGTCTAGGGTGATCTGTCCTAAATTAGCCGGATATGATTCAATAATAGCAATAGCATCAGCATCATTTTCATCACAAATGAATGTGCCTGTCATAGATGAAATGCCCTTGTATTTAAATCTCTTTGAAGGTAACTTGTATTTAAGTTTCATTTTTAATATGCCTGATTTTGATCTCTGAAAACATTGAATGGATTAGCATTTGCCATCTTAATGACAAATTCAGGATATGGGGATGATAATTTCACATATGTCCCAAGATCCTCTGCGTGCATTGCTGGGATCTCTGATGGTATTAAGGCCTTCCAACTTACTGCTTGGGTGATTATTCCTGCTCCACTGGTTGGTGCTCCAACCCCTGTAATTGTCATACTGGGAATGAATAATGATAATTCTCTAGCCCCCACCCCAACAATAGCAGATCCCTGAAATTGAAGATTACACATCAGCTCAGTTTTATTGGCTCTGTAATTTATCCAAGTATCAGCAGTGTATCTTGGCACTGTAAATGTCCCTGTTACTGTTCTGAAATTGTCCCTTGCTGGTGCTGATCTGTATGTGCCTGATATAGAGTCTTGATCATCGCCATTTAGGTTGTTATTGACCTCTATGCTGAATGCTGATATGCTGACTTTATCATCATTATCAAATACTGTGGAGGCATGGAATGTAGCAACCCAGATAGTGAGATCATTGAACATAACTTTCTCTAGCAGTTCAGTTTGAGTTTGATCCCCTGAAGCATAATTTAGAGCCCACGCTGTAGATACTGTATTTTGTCCTGTATCACTAGTATCTAAATCAAATGGTAGCATATCAAAACCAAATTTCAATGACTCTCCGGCATTCCCTGAAATATTCATAGTGTTGACCATTGAAGATCTGAATATCCATAGTGAAGCAGTCTTATCAAATCCCAGTGTTCCACGCCTTATGATCTTATCACTAGCAGTACCAACACCACCAGTAGGATAGGATGCATATGCTGTAGTCCATAATTCATCACATAAATTATTAGATACTTCATACCAAGCATTCCATGCATTGTGAATTTCAAAGGAATCATCATCAGGGATAACTGTCCAATTTGGGGCTGTTGCAACTTCTGCTGTGGATGTAAATGAACTGATAATTCTGACTTGCCCTTCACCGGCACCGGCAGTAATTCTTACATATTTACCTACATCTCCAGCCACGAACGGTGTGGTGGTAGCAAAGACATTTGCATTTGTCTGCCCTCCACCGATAGTTTCACAAACACCCTGAACAATACTTGCCGGCAAAGCTGACGGTGTTGCTGGATTAATAAATCCCATAGCACAACCAACCAAAGCAGATAGGCCATCATATGTTCCTACACATGATAAACTTCCTGATGGCTTAATTCCTGTAAGGTCTAAAGATGTTTCACCAGCAACACCTATTACAGTTTGATCTGCTTCAAAATTATGTTCTTCATCGATGCCTTCAGATTCCAAAGGGAAAAGATCACTGCCCCCCAATGGCACCTCTTCTGTGTCTGCTGTGGCTGTAGATGTTGGATAGGCACTGGTGTCTATTCCTAGTTGACCACCTTCAACTCTGAAGGCACTTTTCGTATTAAAACCCTGTGCTGGATTAGCCATGAGTCATTCCCTTTCTTAAATTTTTATTTATGACCAAAGAACAGCAGATCTTTCATCATCAGTATCAATCCCAAATTCTGTACTCACCACTGTTGAATTATCTTGAAATAATGTAATAGAATGAGAAGGTACAAGACATTTCAAGGATATTGTTTGAGTCACAATTCCTGGCCCACTTACTGGAGCACCTACCCCAGTGATTTGTGCTTCTGGTATATAAATATGAAACTCTTTTGAATCGGCAGTTCTAACAAAATGGAATTCCAATTGCAACCTAGTCCCATTAGATCTCCAATCCAAATAAGTATCTGCTGTATATCTTGGAATTGTCAATTCACAAGTAACTTCTCTCATGCCATTTTGTACTGGCTCAAGAGTTTTCATTATCTCTGTGTGAGTTGTAGGATCTATTGTTGCCTGCTCAGGTTCAGTGAGATTATTATTCAATGTTAATGAAAAGGCAGAAATGTTTTTACCATCTCCGGCAATAAGAGCATTTGCTGTATCTCCGATATAAAAAGCAAGATCAGTCCACATGACCTTATCAGCAACACCAGCCATTGTAGTCCTTAAGGATGCCAGATTTGCTTGAGTATTAACTCCTGATGAGGTGTTTCTATCCTGCTCATAGCCAATCACATCAGCAGATACATTTAGACCTTCCTTAGCATTCCCTGAGATAGTCATAGAGTTGACATAACATCCGTGATTTTCCCAAAGTGCAACAGACTTTTCTATTGCTATTGTAAGCAGTGCTCTGTTAGCATCAGCACAAAAACCTGTTTTATCAAGCAGGAATTGGAGATCACCAGATCCAGCATCCCATGTACCACCTTGCCCCATGCCAGCACCAATCAATAATGTAGATCCCTTGAATGTGGATGATACTTTTTCATTATATAATATCGGAATATCAATATTGCCCACAACAGGTTCAAAGACCTTATCTGTATCAACAATACCAGCATTCCCTGCTAAATATTCAGCATCTACAAACTCAGGATCTTCTGTTATTGATTCTGAATTGAATGGTACTAAATCTGTTGCTTGGATTGGCGTGGCCAGAGCAGTTTGTCTTGCCATCCCGCATATTCCATTAAAACCTTGTCCTGTGCCTGACATATTATTGCCCTTTCTTAACTAATTGTTTTTTATCCCAGTGGATAGTTCCACCACACCTTTTACATTTAACAAATCCCACTTCAATTCCGGCTTCAATATTCCAACCTTTTCTTTTGCTGTCAATATGTAAAATACCATCATCATCAACCTTACCCATTAATTTAGTACAGTTGGCTGATTGACATCTTAAATTCTTCATACTATTGGATTTGCATCCACTGGTGCAAAGTCATATTTAAATATAGCTTTGAGTATTACAACACCAATTTTTTGTTCCATATACAATAAAGACATTGCTACAGATTCTGCTCCGGTGGATAGAGAATTCCCACCCTGTGTTCTGTCGCTCAAAAGTGCTATTATCATATCAGCATATAAATTATTCATTGCCGTAGAAAGTTCACCATCATCATCATGCTGACCCAGATCCGGCTTCTCAACATACCCGACTAAAACAATAGGCATCCCAGAAAAAACATTGTCCTCAATTACACCGGCTGTATATTCATTATTAGTAAATTCTCTTAATGCAGTTTCCCCATCATCCACAATACAGATACAAGGATAATCACCAGCGTTTAAATCATTCGGTGTTCTGAAAGATCTTGTAACTTTTTGTACTGTATTTGAATAGTCACCAGTCCCATCAATCAAAGGGATAGTGGTGTTTTTCAAATAGGCCTGAATCAATTCACGCTTGTTAGTTACAGTCATGACATAGCATCTTTCATATTCATATCCCACGCACCCTGTACCATGCCTTTGAATATCTGTAATATCTCAACTTTTGATGCATCTCTTGCTGGTCTTAAAAATGGCCTTGCTTTTGCTCCGGTGGTTTGATTCCCATGCTCATGAGCACTGGAATAAGGCACTTTTGATCCGATGATGCCTTCAACAGCAGATCCTTTTACAGTGACTCTCCTGATTGATTCATTGCTACCTTTTTTAAACTTTTTAGTGACTATCAAATACCCAGCTTTTTTCTCCTGTATATTCCTAGGCAATCGTGTTTGCACAAACCTAGTAGCACCAGCAATGGAGCTGATTAATCTTCCTGTCCTCTGCGTTAATAATTTACTATGAACTGGCTTAGACAGTGCCTCTGAAACTCCTGATGTTTGTATCCAAAAGTCCTTTATAGATACAGATGCAACTTTCTCCAATGCTGTGTGCATAGCTTCCCTCATCAGGATACCATTTAATTTGGTAGTCCATTTTGCTAATTTCTTAGCTAGGGAATTGGCATTGGTTTTTATTCTCATGTTAACATTCTTTTATATTTCATAAGAACACCCTGAACTGCTTTTGGAAAGTCCTTTTGGGAGAATTCTGTTGTACCACCAGCACCAGCAACTTTGTTTTCAACTTTTACAATATCCTGCCTGTTACCGCCAAGATTTGACTCTCTATACATCTGTGTAGCAATAGCCATGCAAGCCCACTCAAGATCCTCAGGAATGCCTAATATAGATTCATCAGCAGAATAAGCAAGAGCACCAGTATCATCAGAAGTGATAATAAATCCAAGTGTCTTGCCGATGTTATTTGAAATAGTTGCTGTTGCTGTCCATAACAATTCAAATGTAGATCCATCTGAAGTGAAATAAAATTTCTGTGTATCATCTCTGTAAACACAAGTGTAGGTATCTGCCAGTGCTGAAACATTCATTGCTGTAGCAATGGCTGTTGCCAAACCATCCAATGTATATGTGCCTTGAGAAATTTCAATTGATACTTCAGCCACACCATCATTAACTACAAACCCATCATTCCTGCCTGTAATAATTTCAATGGTTCCATATCCGGCAGTATATAATAATTTCACATTTGCTTGACCTCTGTCAAATATAGATCCTAACAGGGCATCATTGAGCAATTCAATTTTACCTTCATCTTTCCAGATATAATAATCTGAGGAAGTTTTCAGTGTAGTGCTGTCAAAAGTCCTAT